CGACTCATGGCAGCAGCGATCTCTGGCAGGTGCATGCCGTGCTCGTAGCGTAGGCTCATCACCATCTGCTCGTCATCAGGCAGTGCCTTGATGGCGGCAACGCACTCTTCCCAGGTATCGATCATCCGACCAGCTCCAGGTCAGCCTTGGGCTTGCCAGCGCCACCCTTGGGGGCGGTGGGGGTCGTGGTGCGGGTGGCGTGGTTCATGGTGCTGCCGCCGTTGGACGCGCCGTTGTTGCCGTCGCCGGCCGGCGCCGCAGCCTTCGCCTCGAAGAAGCCCGTGCCCATGAGCGGCGTCATGCCTGCGGGCGGCAGATGCCCAGTCAGCTCGATGCTCGCTTCCTCGTCGGTCATCAGGCCAAGGCTCAGGAGCTGCAGCACGCGGCTCTGCTTCATGGCGCCGAAGCTCTCCAACTCGCTCTTGGGCTTCAGCTCGATGTCGTTGTATTTGAACTCGACGTACACGTCGTAGCCCATCAGGCGCGTGGACAAGGTGAACATCTTGCTGAACATCTCATTCAGCTTGGCCGTCACCGTGCCGCCCACGAACTTGATGAACAGCAGCACCTCAGCGGACGCTGTGTTGGACGTGCCATCGCTGTGGCCGAGCACGGTTGGCAGCACCTTGGCACCCGACGCCAGCTTGGCGTCGAACAGCTTCTGGATGACCTCGTACTCGTTGGACAGGTTCGTGTTGCCGTGGTCGATGACTTCGACACCGATGGTATCGAACAGGATCAGGGCATCCTCCGGGTTCATGCCGTTGATCTTGGTCTCCAGATCACCGACGACGGTGGTCATGTAGGCATTGATCTTGGCCGAGTCGTTCTGAATCTCCAGCGGCAGGTTCTTTCGGAACTTCTCTTCGTCAAGGGTCACCCGCACACGCGGGTGGATCGCCTTCTTGACGATCTTGCGAAGGTCGTTCAGGAACTCGGCACCGGCAAGCACCGCCTGGATGGCCGGCTCGATGGGGGAGATGGGGTACGGGTCGGTCAGGTCTTCGTCGAGCGTGACCATGAAGAAAGTCGGTATATCGAGGTCGATGTACTGACCGGCCAAGAACTGGCGTGGCACCAACTTCTTGCCATCCTTCGACGGGTACAGTCGGACCTGTGCAGATGCAATCGGGTGCACGTGTGAGGGCAGGCGCAGCTTGTCGAGCACCAGCTCGCCGCACATCGCCCCCATCGTGAAGATTTCGCGTGCCCACGACTCGCTGAGGCTGCGGATCGACCGGCCATCATCGAACCCGATGGTGTAGTCGTTCAGCACGTCCATGCGGGTGATGACCTGGGCCAGCGCCGAAGTCGCCTCCGGGTTTACGGTCCCGTCGAGGTTGCGGGCGATGGCGGTGTAGCCGGCCGTGATGCCCGTGCGGATGTACGCGGTCACCGCCGCCGACAGGTTCGGGTCGGTGCGGGTGAAGTCCTTGATGATCTGCCGGCTGTCGCTGCTCGTGCGGTAGTCAAGGATGTCCTTGTTCGCCAGCAGCCGGTCCTTGCGCAGGAGCGGGCTCTCGGGGTTGGGCGTGGCCGTCGTCAGGTACGAGGGCAGCGTCTGCTGCTTGCTCGCCACCTTCGTCGGTAGCGGGGGCGACGCAAGCGTGCTCAGGGCGCTGAAGCTCACGCCGCCACGGCCCAATTGAATGGGCGTGGTGAGGATTGACTTCAGCCGTTCAAACATTGGGCACCCTTGGAGACTGGTCTAATGTATCCCATTTTGCCGAAAAGACAAAGGCCAGCGTTCTTGCAAACGCCGGCCCCGGTCGACTATCCACTACGAAGGAGTTTCCATGAACCGCGACAGCCACCCAGGGCCTCGGAGCGCTACCCCGCGCTGAGCAAGGAGCCGATACCGCAGCCCTGCTTGGCGCTCATTCTACAGTAATGTCAGAGCGTCTTGTTGCGAAAACTGAACATTCCGAAGGTCGGCAGCACGACCAGACTCTTGCCGATGCCACGAATCTTGCCGGCGATCCACGCATACAGAAAAGCATGGTGATAGTGGTCATTGCCGTCTGATTTCTGCCACGAGTAGTTCATCTCGCCCGATTCAAGGTCGTACACCTTCACCCGCTTCATACTCATGTGGTGCTTGATGATGTCTTCCTTCTCCTCGGAGTCACGGATCACTTTGTGCCCCCCGCGCAGGTACTCCATGTACCCGTCGAGCGCCCTGCTCCGATTCACATTGACCTGGCGCACGAATTCCTTGCCAAGGTCTCGCTCCTCGGTCTTCTCGATCACGTTGTGGGTCTGCACACCTTTCGAGACCGTGTAGACGCTGGCGTACAGGTTCGGGTCCGTGTCCTGCAGCGCCATCACGGTCTCCGCATGTGGCATCGAGTCGATGACCGTGCACGAGATGCGCCACTGAGCCCTCAGTTCGCTGTACCTCTTGCGGGCATTGCCCATCGCCACCCTCTCGGTGTGCACCGTGAAGGTGTCACCCCACGCATCGACGGCGTCGATCACGAAGTGGTAGGTGTTGCCCACGTCGATGCCCATGACGTATTGCACCGCGTCCCCCGCCTCAGCCCTCACGAACATGTTGTCGAAGTCGGTGCGCAGCAGCGTTGCCTCGCTGTCTTCAGCGGCCAGCCCCAAGTTGGCATTCACGAAGTCCTGGATGCGGTCGTACTTGGTCGACGCTTCGACCAGGTAGGGCACCTGAATGATGTTTGGGGCGTCAAACGGTGTGATTTGATACCCCGCAGCTAGGTACATGGCGTCAGGGTTTGCCTGCACCCACTCCCGATGCTGATGCTGCAGTGACGGCTGCTTTCCGCACGCTGGGCAGATCACCGCCGCCTCCTGAAACCGTATCCTTGGGAGAGTTTGCTTGTTGATGTCTTCTAAGTTGCCGAGATACCCCGGAATCTTCACGTGTTTGTAGTAATCGGGCTGAAAATAGTGGTTGCAGTGATCGCACTTGCACAGATTGAAGAATTGCCGAGTTTCCTGAAAAGCGAGGTGAATACCGAAATTCGGGACAGTCGGTGTCGAGAATTTGGTGGTTCTACGCCACTTGGAGTGAGTCAAGCGTGAGTTGTACTGTCCAAGCACCTCCTGATCGCTGTAATCGACCTCGTCGTGGATGTTGTGGTCGATTGGCAGGCTGATGGGGGCTGTTACCGCACCCCTCATGTAGAGAAATGACTCACCGAACTGCTTCACATCGCTGTTGTTGTTGGCCCTGTGAATGTTGCTCGCCATCGTTTTCGACCCCGTGATCACCGGATCGATGCGAGTCTTGGTGAACAAGGCGGCGAGGTTGGCCGTTGGCAGCGTGTAGGCGATTTTGTAGGGGCGCAGCACGTTGACAAGGGCGAGAGCCATGCGCGCCGCCACCTCTGAAATTCCCACCTGTGAGCACTTGATGACCACCACATCCCGCGACGTGTCGCTCAGTACCCGTTCCTGGAACTCGTGGTCCATATACGAGTAGGGCTGGCCCGCGTAGGTGGTGTTTTCGGTGATCCAGGCAGCAATCGAGGCAGCCGTGTGTTTCTTCAGGACAGCCGTTCGTAGCCTGTTGACGTGATCCGAGAAAATGCTATCCATGACTCAGCTCCACTTTCTGGTCACATTCGACGAATTTAATACTCAAACCGCGTTTATGCTTCGCAATATGGAGCGCAAATGCAGTATCTGTGTCGATTTCTCCAATAACCCAGACAATTTCACCTCTTTGGGCAGCGTAGAGCTGTGATTCATTCGTCACCCTGACAAGGTTTTCGATGGGTGCGTTGTTTGCCTCCATGAATGCCCACGCCAGGGCTTTACGTGGCGCTGCCACGTAAACCTTGTTCTTAGTTGGTGATTCTGTCATTTCAGGAATGCTTTTCGAGAATCTTGGCGTACTGCTCAAGGAAAACGGCGGCAACCTCCTCGGGGAGCTTGTCAAGGGTGCGGATCAGCAGGTTCTCGATCTGTTTGAAGCGCTCAGAACTGTAAAGCGCGATCTGCTGGTCTCCGATGGTCTTCAGCGTCGTCGCCATCGTGTTGGCTACCTGCGCTCTCTGGTTCACCGGCACATCGTCGTCCTCCATCACCTTGCCCTGCAGCTCGCGCATGGCGTGGTACTGCAGCAGCATCTCCTCTTCGAGGTTCATCTTGCCAAGTTCGAGCGGGGGCAGCTCCTGGTTGATCTCGCTGCGGAAGCGGATCAGTTCGGCGACGGTGTGAATCTTCCAGTTGTGAGAGGTGCGCAGCGTCGGTGCGCGGGCGCCCTTGAAAAGTTGGTCGACGGGGGGGCTTTCCGAGGCGCCAGGGGCGTCGAAACTGCTCGATGGTGGCGTGGGGTCGAGCGGCTCGAAAACGCCCACCAGCGGCGCCACGGGCGCGACCTCGAAGCGCCCGATGCCGGGGGGCGCCAGGTACTTGGGGCGCGGCTTGGAGCTTCGCTTGGGGAGGTCGTCGCCTCCTACGTGATTAAAGTCATCTTGCATCGTTTCTCCGATCTGTATTTATTTTCTTGGCCTGGTTGGACCTTTTTGACAGCACTCGATTGAGTGCCTCCTCCCTGATCGAGAGCTTTCCGTCAGCAATCGACTTCAACACGCTTTGCTTGGCAAGTTCAAGTCCTTCAGCCGTCTCAATCTCGTCCGCGAGACGCTTCCGGCGATTGAGGCTGATTTGATTCAGGTCTTTGAATGGCATCTCATAGTGCTTCTTCAGCAGCTTCGAGATTTCACGCCGCATCTGCCTATCGCTGATACCGGCGTTCTCTGCTGCTTCCAGCAGTTCCATGCTTCCCGAGATGAAGTCGATTGCGTACTTCTTGTGGATTTCCCACTTGATGCTGGTTGCAGCCTTGCTCACATGATACGTTTTCAGGGGCCTGGTCACTTTCCAGCTCTCCATGAGCTTGTTGACTTGCCTGGGGACGACGTTGAGGGCGGCGCTGGCCTCTTCTCTGGTGATTGTGTCAGCTTTGATCTTGTCAAGTGTGGCGAGGAGCAGTGGCAGCTTGTGTCCCCACTTCGTGATACGGAACTTGAGGTTCTTCGGTGTCATGCCAAGGATGGTGGCGGCTTGGTCGTGTGTGATTTCTCCCTGCGCAAGCAGGTTGTAGATGTCGAGGAAGTTCATGTCGTTTGATCCTTGTGTGAGGGCTTCAGTGAACTTAATTACTGACTATAAGCGATTGATGTACGCCTCCATGCAGAGTCGAATGACCTGCTCAGTTGGTAGTTTTGTCATTTCTGAGAGCTTGTCAAGGGTGCTGTCGAGCGACTCCTCTCTCGTGTGGGTTAAACGCTCTGTTGATGCCTCGAAGGGCTGGCTCAGTCGCTGGTAGAACGCCTTGGCAAGCAGTTCAGGCTGTCTTGCTGCGTGGAAGATTGACTTTTCCACTGCCGACGACGCTGACACGGGTAGCGCCATGAACTGTGCCTTTAGCCGTGGCGTCAGGTAGACCATGCGTGTTTTCTTCATGAGTGTCAGATTAGTGCAGTGGGAACCTTTATACAAGCAGTTTGTGCGTAAAAAGTTGGGTGGTGGGTGAAAAATTTTTTGGGGAGCTGGTTTGCGCCCAGGCCGACCCCTGTCAGCGAAACCTACCCCGTCACGGCTGGCGCCGATGGGGTGATCGTTGGGTGTGGCATTGGCGCGGCCTACGGCCACGGCCACGGCCACACCTAGTGCTAGTGATAGTGACGTGGCCGTAGGTGTGGCCGTGGCCGTGGCCGTGGCCGTAGGTGTGGCCGTGGCCGTAGGTGTGGCCGTGGCCGTAGGTGTGGCCGTGGCCGTAGGTGTGGCCGTGGCCGTGGCTGTGACCGAGCGGTGTGGTCGTGGCTGTGACCGAGCGGTGTGGTCGTGG